CATATACATGGGCCCCCACGCCAGTTAAAGCACTCGGGTCAATTTATCCCCCTGCATGTCTAACCCCTATTAGCCGATAACATACATTATGTTAAGTAGATTTAAGGGCTTTTTTGCAGACACTTAGGGCATGGCATGGGCTCATGATTAGGGGGCTTCTTAAGTTCCCCTTCTTAGTAATCGCCTAAGAATCAAGGCAGGGAATCAGAGAGAGAAGGGGGGAGATGTAAGGGCAGGGCAGGGGATAAGGGCAGGGCTAAGGGGCAGGGCAGACCCCTAGAAAGGGGGGCAGAAAGGCAGGGCAGAAAGGCAGGGGGCAGACCCCGACACTTTCGCCCCTTCTCCACTTTTTCAGAATCTCACTTTTCTAGACCCCTCTAAAGTGATTACTTTTCGCTATCTTTTCGCCCCTTCTTTTTTTTCTGTGGATCTGACACGAGCTGAATACAGGTGCTTGATTCCCCCCTTCCCTTCTGTCAGACTTGGGGGGTGGGGATACGCCCCACTTCTTTACCTACAGAAAGAAGGCTCTAAATGTCTATAACTAAACCTCTCACTATGGGAGAAGCCCGAATCTCTTTCGATTCTCTTCTCTCTTCTTTTAACGATTCCAAGCCCCTTAATGAATCAGACTTGAGAAAGTCTTTCTCTGGAATCTCGAACTCTCTAAACTTTCGAGATTATGTCTTGGGCTCTGTCGGCTTCGGTCTTTCTGATTATGCAGACCGAATCGCTTTTCTGAATCTCTTCTCTGTCTGTGGCGATTCTGCCGACATTGAAGCGATTAAATCTTCTTTTCACTATGAAGCAGGAAAGAAAAGCAGGGCTCTCTCAACAGTAGAAAAGGCTCTCAAGATAGAGCCTTCTCATGGGCTCTCTAAACTTCTTAAGAGGGTCTATGAAAGTGAAGCCCCTTTCTCTTTCGTTGAATCTTGTAGAGGTGTGCTTCATGGAAAGGTATCGGCTCAACTAGAAGCCGAAGCCTTAGAAGTCTTAGGGGCTTAATCATGAGAAAAGAATCTCCTTTCATCACCCTTTTAGACTCTGAAAGTGGGGAAGTCTTGGTCTATGCCCCACTAAGTAAGACCCGATTAAACGCCTTAATCAAGGCTTATGGGAAGGCAGGTATCACCGCCCTAGTTGCTTAGTTAGTAAGTGGGGGGCAGGGCTTCGGCTCTGCCCCTTGCTTAGTGATTAAGACCTAATCACTTATCAACCTACAGAAAGGCAAGGCTATGTCAGAAAAAGAAAAAGGCTCGCTTACTTGGGCGAGTGAATCTGCCCCTGCTTCGTGTTTAGCGGTGGCAGACCTTTATTCATGGTCTAGCAACTGCGAAAAGTTCGAACCTTTTCGCAAGTTTCTAGGTCTTATTGGATACCTAGAAGGCGAAACTGGAGAAGGCTCTATCGGCTTTCTTGAACTCTCGAAAGTTGCTTCCGCTTTACATGCTTATAGCGAAAGACCTCAAGAAGTAAAGGACTTTATCTCCGAGCTTCTAGAAGTAGAAGTTGAGTTCGGTCTATGAGATCTAAATCCTTTTATCGAATCAGGTTCGCAGTTCGCTTTATCTTTTGGGGCTCTTTGATTCTTGGGCTTCTCTCTATTGTCGGTAATCTCTGGTGGGTAGGAGATGGATACTGCTGGGGCTCAATGATTGAGTGCCACTTTCCCGAAGAAGGGGGCAAGTAATGCCGATTATGTGTGAAGAGTGCAAATGTTCCAACTGGAACTGCCCGACATGTGGGGAATCGAATCACCACGATTGCGATTGCGATTGCTGCGGTTGCCCATGTCAGAAGGGCAACAGCGACAACAGCGACAACAGCGAAGCCGAGAGCGGTGCTTTTCTTTTCTTAACTGAAGAGAGAATCAAACTGTTAGGCGAAGCCCTAAGAATTGCTATCAATAACTATGACTTTGATGGCGACTATGAATCATCTAAGAAAGTCGAAGAGATTCTTACCATAATCGAAAAGGTGAATCTATGAAACTTGCTTATGTAGTCATGCTTAATGCAAGGGGTAAAGGGTCTATTGATTACCTGACCCCTGAAGAATACGAAAACCTACAGAAAGAAGGTAAGTGAAATGGGATTGGACATGTATTTAACTGCCAGCAAACACACTAGCAAGATTAACTGGCAAGCACTTCAAGAGAATAAAGACTTGAACTATGAATCGCCTGAAGCGATTCTGCCTGATTGGAAAAAGATTATCGAAGCCTCAGACATGGGCGGTATTGCCGTTGATGTCTATGGCGTTAATGTTGAAGTGACTTGTGCTTACTGGCGTAAGTGCAATCAGATTCATAACTGGTTCGTTAGTAATGTTCAAGGTGGAGAAGATAACTGCCGTTCGTATTATGTAAGTATCGAGCAGATAAAAGAGCTTCTTTCTACCTGTAAAGAAGCATTGAAAAAGAAAGACCCTTCTTTGCTTCCACCTGCCGAAGGATTTTTCTTCGGTAATACAGACATTGACCAATACTATTGGGGCAGTATCGAGCAGACTATTGAAAAACTTGAAAGGGTCTTAGCCCTACCCGAAGCAGATGAACTCTCTTTCTCTTATCAGAGTTCATGGTAAGGAAGGAAGATAAATGAAGATCCAAACTAAAGCGAAATGCCCTGAGTGCCTTCGGGTCTTTGACCTGCTAGATGACACCGATTCTCAAGAGTGGGCATACGGACATGATTGCGAAACGGAGATAACAGCGTGACTACGATTCATCTAGGCGATTGCGATACTGATTGCCCGACCTGTCGGGCTAACTGCTCATGTGAGAAATGTAAAGACCGAGAGGGGGTGACAGCGTGACAGTTCATAAGACTTGGGTTGTGATTTATTCAAGTGACCCTATGCCGAACCATGACCTAGCAAGAAGGCTAGAAGGTTTGGAGTGGTGGATAACAGACCGAGATAACTCTAGGGAATCGAGAGAAGCGACACGATTCCTAGACCTGACTACATTAAAAGATTGATGACCTATGGGGCAGGGGGTTCTCTCCCTGCCCTGTGGGGTGTTCATCTCGAATACCGGCAAACCTACAGAAAGAAAGATAAATGAACATAACCGAAAGCAAGATAGAAGTTATCGAAGCAGATAACTTTTCTATTGAAACGAAATACCGCATGACCCTGAAGTATGAAAATGAAACCTTTTATTGGCATGGATTCATTGGAGAGTATGGCATGGTTTCAGATTGGTATAACTCAGATGAGGGCAAGATTGTTGAACCTGACTGGGCTAGTGAGTTCGAAGAATCTGAAGATAAAACTCTCTTTGAAATCTGCGAAGAAAAGATTCAAGAAGAAAGGAAGCGAAGTGGAAGAACCGATTGCGGTTATGAAGTAGAACAAGCAATCATAAAAGAGCTTCTTTTACAGGGCTTCCCTTTGGATCTAACTAAGGAAGTTCTCAAGACTTATCCGATTGATGAAATAATCTTCGAACAGATTATGAAAACTGCTTCAATACAGATTGATGAACTACATAAGGCAGAGGTGTCTGATGTCTAACTTTAATGAACTGCTAAAACATAAAGGTCATAAGATAGTAGTTGCTACCTATGGACAAGAAGATAATCCCCTCAATGTGGCTATTGAGTGTGAAACCTGTTATGAAGTATTAACCGATTATGAAAGAGAGGTGGCTTCATGATTTGCGAAATCTGCTTAGAGTATGGCAAGCAAATAGTTGCTCTTAAAGATAGGAGTGGCTCATACTGGAGTTGCTTTGAGTGTATAGAAGAGGTGACGGCGTGAGCGATAAGCAATTTAACCTGACCTTTACTGCTGATTATTTCACCTTACATACAACTATCGTTGCTGAAAGTGAAGAGCAAGCCGAAGCAAACGCCATAGCGAATCTTCAAGATTTCTACGGCATAGATCTAAACCAAATTAAATGCCAACTCGTAGAACTAGAGGTGGCTAATGTTTGAAGAGTGTGTTTATTGCGAAGGCGTTGCCGACTTCATACAGATTGATGGCGGTTGGTATGTATGTGCTGGCTGTATTAAAGAAGGTCAGACAGATACTCAAGCACAGGAAATGGCGGTGACTTCATGAGTTATCAACATGGAATAAATCACGAGAACTGCTGGCGTGATTGCGATAGACATAAAGACCTTGAGTGCTTCGTGTTCGATTGCCCTGATAAATCTAAATCTGAATACGATTGTGAGGTGGCTGTCTGATGTCGAAGCACTCTTTTATCCTGACTTATGACACCGCCACTAGAGAGTGGGAGTGGGATACAGACCAAGAAGGCAACCGCCTTGATGGTAAGACCTACACCCCTGATTGGTCTGCGATTGACTATGACCAAGTAGGCTGGTCAAGAGAGCCGATTCACTTCGCCTTAGAAGATGAACTGGCTCAGAAGATTGGCTTCATAAGAAGAACTCTCAATGACATTGAGAAGCATGAAGATTCTTTGGAGAAGGCTGTTAAAAGTTCTCCGAGATTCTTCGATTGTGAGATTCGATTCGCTGGGCAGGAAGCAACCGAGAAAAGAAGAATCGGTATTCTGCCTCTGGGATTCGAAGGTGACACTCAAGCTTTGTCTAATGACGACAAGGTTTGGTATTGGCTAGATGCGTTAAGCCTTTACGAAGGCTTCTCTAATCTAACTGACGGCTGGACTATTGAAAGTATTGAGGTGGAATTGGCATGAAGTTTGGATTCATACTGTTCTTCTTGACTTTCTTTACAGTTCCGCTAGGGCTGGCAGAGGATTCTCCCTTGCTGGTGGCTATTCCGATTGCGGTTTGGATCGGGGCTATTCTGTTCGGAAATGAGGTTCAATGACTACTCGATTACTAATTGGAGTAATCGCTTTCGGGGCTGGTTTCATACTAGCCCCGAAGGAATTACCTACTAAGGAAGTTATCGTTGCTGAAAGAATTGAAGTTCCTGTCGTTTATGAAATGACACTCAACGACCTTCCTTTAGCTTGGCAAGAGTTAGCCAAGTGTGAATCTAATGGCAGACTTAATGCCGTAAGCGGCACTAAGAAACAATTTCAAGGGGCATTTCAGATTGAATACCCTAGAACTTGGGTTGCTCACGGCGGTGACAGCGATACTCCACCGAAGAAAGCGACACTCAAAGAGCAGTTCCATGTAGCTCTTCATATCTATGCAGATCGTGGGGCCAAGCCTTGGCCTTACTGTGGCAAGTTCCTGAAGGAAGAGTATGGAAGGTGACTTGTCAATGCTAACAGCGACATGTATGATACGATCAGCTTAGTTGGAATAGAAACCAACTAACAGAAAAGCCCTCGGACTGTAGGCCGGGGGCTTTTCACTTTCTAAAGTTATCTGTTGAGTAGAAACCTTGAGCCTTGAAGATCGTAGGGTTAGCGGAATAAACTCTTCTTAACTTTGCACCACAGGTGGGGCAAGCATATTCACCTTCGGGTTCAGAGATAGGTCTTTCGATAACAATAATCTCGCCATCACCCGAGCATTCATAATCATAACTAGCCATTAATTACTGTAGCTTCCTCTAAACTTTCGTAGACTTTCTTCTGGTACGCAATAGATCTCTGGTCTTTTCCAATCAGGTTTATCTAACCACTCAGGATTCTTAGCATCTTTACCCATGATCCAACCGATTAACTCATAGTTCGGCATACCACCACGAACTAAAACAAACTTAATATCATCTCTAGCTTCAGGTCTTACAAGTAATCTACCCTGCTCATGCTTGGTGTATTTAACATCTATGTTGGGTTCTATATCTACACCGCCTTGACCGAAGGCACCACCCCAATAAACTCCAAGATACTTAGCAACAGCTATCTCTGCACCGCAACCATCGACATCTAAGAGGATCCTTTGCCATGGATCAAGATCACCTAGTCCTCTCATCTGTTGGTTCTTCATCGTGCTTACATATCTTTCAACTGCCGTGTTAACTGCCATCACAACCTCATATCTTTCAAGGTTTATCTTTAGGCCCATGGCGTAGGCCCTCCGAGATGATCAATTATCTTTCGTAAAATTCTTTGCACTCTCCTATCCACAGTTGAATCAGAGAGTCCTAACTCTTTTGCTATATCCGATAGGGTCATTGGGGAAGCTCCATATCTTAGATCGATTATGTATTGTTCATCTTTGTCTAGTAGTTCAACAGCAGACTTAACATCGATAGCCATAGCCATGAGGTTGCCACCTTCGTTAGGTGCTGGAGATTTTCTTGGTTGTCCATCATCTACCTTGTCGATAAGGGTTGCCCCTTGCACATCAAACTGCAATGCAACAGGCAAGATAGATGCGATTGTTGCTGTGTTATAGAAGAACTCATCACCTGTTGAGTATCCAACCTTGGCTGCTTTTTCTTTGCGAGAATACTTTTCTATGTGCCGGCGGAACCGAGCCATAATCTTTCGAGCTACCCACTTCGTCTCATCTTTTGAGACAGCATAAGATTCATCAAGATCTTCTTCAAGCTTGGGTCGCTGAAGCACATAGATGTTTAACTCTTGTATCAGATCCTTATACTCTACATACCCAATGAACCTTCGGTAGATGGTTAAAGAAGATATGTTTATGAGATCATTGATGTGGTCTTTAGCTCTTTCACTCACCGACACTACCCTCATCATCCATCTCTATGATGGTGTCGATTAAAAATCTAATAGCAAAATACAATGCTGTAATTACAAGAATTGGAATTAAAAAAAAGAAAACCTTTTTCATAGTTTATTCTTAGGCCACTTTCCACGCTTGACCATCATGGCAATGATGGCGTAGTTAGCAAGATCCTTGAATGAATCCTCGATAGGTTCATGCTGTGGTTTGCCATCACTAAAGGTAAATAGATTCTTAAGTCGTTCGAACTTGTCACCCATACGGACAAGCAGTCCGTTCATTGGGCCACCGAAAGCGTTGTTAATATTGCCGGGGCCGTAATCCCTCTGCTTACTTATTAAAAGATTACCAAGCTCATCAATGATATCCCAGACATCAGTAACGAACTGGTTCATCTCCGGATCGGCGGAACTCGAACTCTTATCTCTAGGCCCGAAGGCAGATTTACTATCTCGATTACTTTGAAACCCTGAGACTCCAACAATCTTTTCAAAGTCTCTATCGTCTCCATATTTTCCAAGCTCATCTTCGTATCTGCTGTCACTCATCCAACCCTAACCTCTTCCTTAATCCTTTGAGTCCTTCATCTATAACTACAGAGTTAACATCAGATCCTTGCGGTAATGATATCAGTTCTGCGTGTTCAACTTCTTGTAATACTTTTTCGGCGAGTTCCATACCCGGATTGCTACCATCTTTCTTTGCCTCGTCATTATCTGCAAGGACAAGTACTCGTTTGTATCCCCCGAATAATCTGTTGAAGTGTGGTCTCCATGCTTTGACACCCGGTACTCCAACTGAAGGCAACAGTTGGCTGGCAATAGCTGCATCGAGTTCTCCCTCGCAGATTGCAACAACATCTGAAGGTTTTTGTAGATCGACTGCATTGTAGAGTCGGGCTGGCTGATGCATTGGAGCCATGTATTTAGGGCCCGGAGATCCATCGACTCTTCGGAACTTGAATCCTGCCACCCCATGGACAACTCTGTATGGGATGGATAGCCAACCGATAAATTGCACATGGCTAGGATCACAATCTACTGGTACGGTGCCGAGTAGATGAGTTTCTGCCAGCTCTTGACTGAACCCTCGCCCCTGTAAGTAAGCCACCGTCTCTTCGTTTATCTTTGTCTGATAAGTCGTAGCCAGCTCTTTTAGCAATGTCAACCGCTCTATCGATAGCAACACGAAAATCTATCCCTTCTTTCCACATCAACAATGAATACGCATCTCCACCAATACCACAGGTATGACAGAAGTACAGTCCGGCTCTGTCTCCATCAGTAGACATAACCGCAGATCGTCTAGTGTCGTCATGAAAACAACACCGGACTGCCTTTGAGTAGCCGTCTCTAGTCTCTCCGCCGTAGTGCTTGACTATGGCTTTAAGTAGTTCAGGATCGGCTGCCATAATTATTTCTTCTTCGCAGTAGTTTTCTTTTTTACTGTCTTAACTTCTTCATCAAACAACTTAGCAAAGTTGAGGAAATGGTTTGGATCTTCCTTGCGTTTGCGGAAGTAAATCTCATCTGAGATTTTGTAGTAGCCCCACTCAAGGAAGTGATAGATGGCAACACCTGCTGTAACAGACAGGATTAGTGCTAGTGTCTCATTCATTTATTAGCTCCATAAATTCGTCTAGTTGGATAATTACAAATGCTTTACTGACATTGCTTTGCCTTCGCTTGGCAATGACAAGTGGAATAACTCGACCATTGTTCTTTCTTCTCTTCCTCCAGTTATCCCTTTCAAGCACCGCTTCTTGTGTCCAAGGCCCGGGCTTGAAACCTTTTTCATTCTTGGCCTCTACTACGAAGTAAACCTGTCTGTTTAAGAACCAGAGATCGCCTTCATCGTAGTTGCCAGAGAGTCTTAATCTTTCTGCTATTAATTCTTTACTTCGGAAGTAATCAATTAGATCTACTTCCCATTGCGTACCCTTGCGTTTGTTGGCTCGTGATGTTTTGGTATCCAAAGTTTATTACTCCCGGTCTCATGTCTGCTCTACCCTGTGCATTAGCATCAGCTATCTGTACTCTTGATGGATCGATAAGAAGAGTAGAGTACTTAGTTCCATCAGCAGAGTGTTCACCAAATCGGTTCTTAACAGCAGCAACCCTAAACTCTCCATACTCTGGATTCATTGCAATCGATAGGATCATCGAAGGCAACTGTGATGCCTTACCAAGTATGGCTCGGCGTGGTGCTGGTTTGTCTGCATCGTAATCTCTTTGCTCTGACATATGTGTAAGAGCAAGGACACAGGCACCTGTCTTTCTAGCTACATGATGAAGTTCGGACATGATTGCCCGAATGCCTGACCATTCTTCCCCGGTAACGGACACGCAATTCATCAAGTTATCTATTACGACAAGTGCCGGTGCCATGCCATACACCTCACCATAGGCAAGGATTTCAAGTTCAATGGTGTCTATATCTGGTGACGGATCAAAGACCCACTTGATATGTGAGCCTTTCTCAGACAACATTGAATCGAAATAGTGTGAGTCCTGATCAAGATAGGTCTCCACTTGTTGTTGCGGAATCCCACTTAAAGCAGCGACAGTACGAAACATCTGTGTTATTGGATCCGTATCGGCAGAGAAATACAAAGTTGGTACCTGACTTTTAAGTGCATATACCAAAGCCATAAGACTCTTGCCGGAGTTTGGTTGCCCAGCGATTAGGCATAGTTGTGAATGACGGAACCTCATCCCATTAAGCTTCAATGATTCCCACACATCGGGCAATGGTTTCGCTGAAGAGTTTGTACTGTGTACTGCTTGAAGTAAGTTCAACATTAGGCTGCTACGGTTCGCTTTCTTTCTATGTTGTAAAATCTTCGGATAAACTTTCTATCATGTGCAGAGGAAGCTCCCCAATAGTGGAAGTCCTCGTTATGTAATGCCCAGTTAAAACAATCTTTTAAGAGTGGACATTGACTACAGATTCCTCGCAGAACCTCGTAGTGACTGAAGTCTTTTTCATCTGTACAGAACATCTCTGATCCTACAGTTGCACAAGCTTCCTTGCCGGTGAAGGCCGGATACTGAGGTGTATCCGGCTCCACCAGTTGGATCAAAAACTTTTGGTGTTGTGACCTCATCGGTTACTTAATCCAAATAGTTTCGGCCTCAGCCACTCCCTTACTGAAAGGCTTTGGGCCTTTTACTGGATCGAACCAACCGACATAGGATTTTCCGGCCTTGGATATTCCACGCTTCTTAGCATAGAAGCCACGACCATCAGGTAGTGGTGGTGCATCAGGCAGACCATAAGTCCACTCGTTTCCATAACGATCCTTCAACGCTTCTACGCCAATGCTTGCAACTGGAGTATTAGCTTGTGCTGGTGCATTCCACTTATCAGTAGTAATAACAGTTCCACCCAAAGCATTCGCTATCTGTTGGGTAGACATTGGCTGTGCAAACGCATTAGCCATTGCTTGGAGTAGTGCCTCAGCACCACTCTGATCTAGGGCTTCAGACAATTTCTGTGCAAAGCCTGTGTATGTTGCATCTGCAATAACAAAGATTGTTCCATCGCTTGTCTTTGTAGATACTTGAAAGCCGAGTTCAGCCATCTTATTTTTCCTCCGTGTGTTTGATGTTTAACCGTACTGATTCTTTTCCGGTTGTTTTCTTTGGCACAAAACCCATCTTCTCTTTAACCTGTTCCTCATCAACGGATTGACGAGGTGCCACAGTTGTCCAGCTTATCTCTACGCCAGACAATGTCCTTCCAAAGATACCTTCGAAAGTAGATTTCAAAGAATCAGATTTTGTTTCTAACTTTTTGATTTCGTTATTAACTTGTAGATATTCCAAGGCATTCATATCCACCTGTGGATCATCAAGAAGAATCTCCGCCGGTGTTATACCGCCTTTTTTTAATCCAGTACACCCCACTTCACCACTTGGATCATAGTACTTGCAGTAGAACTGACAGTAACTAGCATCCTTCGCTGGTGGTGGTGCTTCATCTGAACACTCAATATTGCGTAGCCAGTTGAGAGCTTCTTCGGCAATACTTGGATCGTATGCTTCCGAGTGTACTTTGATATCTCGTTCATCCCCATCTCGTGGTATCCCCACTAGATTTACAGTTTTAACATCATAGCCATTCTTGGCTAAGAGATAACCATAGGTTTGAACTTGCCATATCTGTTGCCTTGATGGGAAGAAGTTAAGATTTTTTATCTTAACAGTTTTCCAATCAACAACGGCACCAGATGATTTAATGTAGAGATCGACATGAGCTTTCATGCCATCTGATTCGACCTCTGTTTCAACAAGATATTCTTCCTGCTTTGGATCGTGCAATGCAAGAGCCTGTTCTATGGCTCCGTGAATTGCAGTACCCATGATAGCAGCAAGCTTTAACTCATTGCTATTGGTCTCAGGTTGTTGATTCAACCTGTACCAAACCTTGCGTGGGCAACCACCAAGTTCTGATGGCCCTACTTGTGTCTGAGTTGATCTACCTCTTGAAGCATCTTTCTTCTTGAGGATATCAATCAACACATCTTTAATTTCCTGCATTGGCTTCTTCTTCCTTTATCTTCATTTGTCTTGCATATTCTTGCCAGTAGAGTCCATAGTAAGCGACATCGAAACTAAATCGCTTCATATGTTGAGCCAATGCACCGGTGTGTGCATAAACTTCTATACCAACTTTCTTTAATTTTCTAAAGAAACTTATATCTTCGCCTATAAATTTGCCATCACCTTGATCAGTTTCTTGAAAAAGATTTTGCGATGGAAAGCCTTCTCTTAGTTTTGGAACTATTGACTTGTGCATAAGAACTAATCCCATACCTGCACTATCAACTTTGATTAATGAGTCTACTGGAAGTGGATGAATATACTCCACTTGAAACTCATCTCCAGTATCCATAAATATTGTTGGCATTGGGGTCATTAATGTTGTCTCCATTCCTTTGGATACAAAGTACACCCCAGATACGACAGGTCGTGAGACCTTATCGGCAGCATCCCAAATCTTCTTGACTATATCTGCCGTTAAAACTATGTCTGAATCTACCCAAAGTAACCAATCAGTTTTGATTTGATCAGCCCATATGTTAAGAAGATCCATACGCTGTCTAGCAATCTGATTGCCTTGGACACGAACAGCGTTATTAAAAAATATCCCATGCTTTGCAGATGTGAGTGATGTGTATAGCAAGCCCTCTGTGAACTTGCCATCAGTCATGCCATTGTCACACCAACCAATAGATAAAGTTTCCTTGCTACTATGCGGCATCTACTTGCCACTCCTTCCAATGTGGAATCTTTGCAGTATCAGATTGGTTAGCCTTCCACGCTTTCCAAGCTTCTCTCTTCTTGTGATCTTCAAGAGACCTTCCATTAACATTAGGCTTCTTGGCTTTGGGTTGCTTTGGGTTTTTCTTGGGAGCTTTACCATTTCGCCGGTTCGTATTTCTAACACCACTACCCCTGCCTTTCTTGGGCTTGCCCATCTTGTGACCTTTCCTTTTGTAGAACTGTTATTGCGTATTCAAGTCCATCAACTAAACCTTGTTTGTATTCAGTATCAGGTAGTGGTTCTGCTTCTAAAAGTTTCTTACAAAACTTATCGATATAAAAATCTTTAAGTAACATTTTGGTATCCTTTAATGTAGTCCTCTACCAACTTAGAGATCTTCGCCTCTCCATCGACTGGTCGCCATACGATCATTATTCCCGGAAGAATTAGATTCTTTTCTTCTGGTAATGGAACAAGTTGAACCATGCGATCAGCAATAAAGAACCCTTCATGGAACCAATCAACAAGATCTAGCTTGCCCAATAGGTACTGGCTGGATTCATATGCATGATCCCACCAGATAGATATACCACCATCTCTGCCATAAGAAAACCCCATAACCCATGGATGAGGGCGTAGTGAGGAATCAGATAACTCAGCCATCTGTGCATAGATGTTGTTTACCTCAATCAGCTTTTCTGTCATGGAATAAGTGTGACACAAGGGTATGACAAATTGTGGGATTTCGGCGTGTCGTGATATTGTTGGCCTACCTCGAAAGGGGTGGGGCAGAAACTTCAAGGCGACACTATACGGTGTAGCACCTGACCAACCATAAGTTTTTTATGGGGGGTAGGGGGGCATTTCTTAAAGCTCTTCTACCGGTGTAGTTTTTGGGCATAAAAAAAGAGGGCCACCCGAAGGTGGCCCCATTTCTTGTAAGAGTTATTACTCTTCGTCAACATCCTCTGGATCTGTCCAGAGAGCTGCTTCTGTCTTATCGTTTTCTACACGCTGTGCATACTCACCTAGACCCAATGCAGACAATACAAAGATAACTGCTTGCTCTGCTGGAATGTCTGGTGATATTAAAGTAACGATTAAGGCAACTGCTGAAGATACAAACGCTGCAACTCTAGCAGGGTGACGATGAATTAATGATTTGATTTTTTCCATTTAGTCCTCCTTTGGACTTGGTACTTCACATTTCTGTGGGTTCCGATTCTTCAGACTTTGAATGACAGCATCTGGAGAAGAGAACACTTTCTTTTTTGTCCAAGGGAACCAAGAGCTTTTATCGTTCTCATGCTTTGGATCGATGGAGATATGCATATGTTTGGAGTGTGGACTTGCTCCGGTATACCGGCGGTCGCCCTCACTTGCTCTGGCACGAGACCAGATCTTGCTATCGAAGATTAAGTAGACAACCCTCTTGTCATCCTTAAACTTCTGAAACAGTTCATGGCAGTCTACCCCAGACTTTGGGTCATGGGTTAGATCGACTGCGTGTCCTGTGTTGTGATCAGAATTAGGGCTGGCTTTTAGGTGGGCAGCAGAAGGCAGGAGCCCATCGCTGGCCTTGTTGCGTTTCGGAAAAAGTTTGGTTGCTTGTCGCAGAACAGCAAGGGCAGCAGGTGTGGCTTTCTTGGCAACAGGTTTCATTTATAGCTTCCTTATCCATACTTGGGATCCTGTATCTAGTAGTTCGATCTCTTCCTTAAGAAGGGTCAAAAATAGGTCTATAGCTGGCTGTGGTCGCTTTTCAAGGGGTAATCCATCCCCCCATAGGTAATCATCAAAGGCCATGATTCCGCCCTTTCTAAGGGCTTTCCAGCCGAGGCTGGCATCCTGCCAGACCCCTTGGGCTGTATGGTCTCCATCGATATAGATGAAGTCATAGATCTCATCCTTGGGCAGCCGAGTATAGAACTCTAGGCTGGTTGACTTGACCTTTATTACTCGTGGGTAATCTTTAAGCTTCCAGTCGTAAGTCTTTTCGACATCAAGAAAATCCATTTTATGATGAGCTTCTTCATCAGATCCCTGCCAAGTATCCACATCAACAAGGACTGAACTCTTCTGGGTTAAGATGTTTTGGATCAGCCATAGGCTGGCATCACCTGTAAAGGCACCGACTTGTAAGAAGCGTAGATTTTCCTTGTCTTTGAATCTTGCTAGATGTTTATCAAAATACGCAATGGCGTATGAAGCAAACCAATTTGGATAGCTCACTTCTGTATTAATATCTCATACAATCTGTCTAGTTTTTCAGATAGTCTATTGACCTCATCACGCAAACTTGTTCCACCATTGGGCTTAAGTTCTGCTAAGTAATGTTTGACTAACCATCTAACTCCACCGGCTAATGCGGAAATGATTGTTATTATTGCGACCGCCAGTCCGGCCCAGTCAAGATAGTTCATTATACAACCGTTCTCATAGTGATAGTGATGATCCCTCCGAAGTTATCATTATTACTACTTGGTGGGGTCATGCGAGTGAATGAAATTTCTTCGATGACAGCATCGAAGTTTTCACCAGAGGTGAAATCCTGCACGAGAACTGTTGCTCCTTCAGTCTCAAGTTGTTCCAAATCGGATAGCCTTAATCTAGCTCCGCCTTCTGTTCCGAAACGAACACCTCTTCTATCTGTTTCAAAGTCATAACACATTAGAGGCATTTGAAGTAATCTAGATCTAGTAGGTGAAGGTATAGCCTTAATAGCATAGCCATTTAATACAGCACCCTTAGTGCTGTCAGTAGATTTTCTATAGAGAACAAATCTAAGTTGACCATTTACCTGTGTCTGTTGAAATCCTGAAGTAATATCATAATCTGTGTTGTATGAATTTCCTTCAACTAAAGTAACTACCTGAGTTCTACCCTCAAGAGATTCAGTATAAACTTCAATATCACCTTCAAGGGTTCCTGTTTCAACCCTAACACGCTTCCAAGATTTCTTTTCGAGAGTACCCCAGTTAACAATAGCGGTTGTGATAGTTCCTTCAGCAACTAAATTAGTTAAGTGTTCTAACCAGATACCGCTTGCGGTAATAGAAAAAAATAATTGACCGGTTGTTGGAAAGAAGCCTATAGAATCAACGGCCCCTGTAGTTGATACTGCTTGCACATCAGTTGCATATGGGTATCCACCATCATCTAAAAGTTGTCCAAGATAGATCCTGTATGCTCCAGATGATCCATCAATTCCGCTTTTAACACCTGCCCATATGTATGAGTCACGAGCTGCAAAGCAAAGGACTGGACTACTGGTCTCAAAAATTATAGGGCCATAAACAATGGTTGCATCATCTGCAATAGCAGCAATACGAACACCACGAGATGTTCCAATGGCAAGAAAAGTTCCAAGATATCCAAACAATGCACGAACAGTTTCACCACGAGGTATATCTGCTACAGAGATAGCAGCTCCTAAAGCACCAGTAGCAGCATCGGGCTGCACCTTAAAGATTGCAGACTTATCACCGGCATAACCAGAGAGGTAGATAGCTCCACGACCCTCTGCAATATCTGACCAAGTCCATCCAATAGGTACTGTAGTTGTATTTGTTATAGCTGTAATAGAAGAAAGATTATGTGTACTTGCATGGCTTTCGCTAAATGGTAATGAATACACGGCAGCAACAGGTGTAGTTCCTGCGACATAACTAACGCCAGCAACAATACGATTTTTAACGAACTTAAGAACTACATTGGCAGCGTTTGCTGTGTTAATGTGGTAATGCTGGTGAAGGCTAAGTGACCCACCAGTAAAGTCTCCATGGTAGATATAATCTTCAGTAGCTAAATAAAGCTCTGTTCCATCTGTTTCAGCAGCAAGAATCTTTTTAGAAATCGTTGCACCAGTAACAAGAGTAGTAGCGGTACCGGCTGAGGTGACACGAGATACTCGAACCTCAGTTGTAGATGCAGCAGTTGCCTCTGTGTTAATAGCAAGGACATAATCTGTGCCACCATAACTTGCTGACAAAGCAATAGTTTTTGCAGTAGCAGAGGTGCTTGTAACATTGTAGATCTTAGAGGTGTCTTTAAGGAGAGAAAGTTCACCTATAGTCCAAGGATCAATACCTGTTGATTCAAAATATCTGAAACGAAGAAGATCGGGATTACCCTCAAGAGCTTCTTGGAACTGGATACCTGCACCAAGGTGCCACGATGTCTGAGATCTAACCCATAGACCTGAGTCAAGGGTCTGTTCACCCGGTTCACGAGCTTGGTCAATACGCTCATATTTCCATCGGGCAGTAGATCTACGGTATGGAATCGTATCTGTGATGTTGTAAAGGAATGGCAAACCACCAAGGGCAACATCAAAAGCATAGGTCTCAAGATCGTAGTACTCAGAGCTACGACCGGTAAGGTCGTAAGGGGTTGTCTCCGTAATATCTGGTGACTTAGATTTTTTGAAAACCACGCTTGTCTCCTTGGGAATGAAAAGTTAGTTGGGAGTTATTACTTATGACATTGGGCGAGGACACTCCCGAAACTGCCCCTGTTTCAAGCTAGATCAAGCAGAAGGTAGTTCTATTTTAATCCACTCTTTATTTATTTCAGACCATACCCATTTATACCCAATAGGTGTTTCAGGCATAGGAATAGGCGGTTCCCATAAATAAGTTGTGTAGTTTAGTTTCCATGATGGGTAGGGTTGCGGTGGAATAAATACATCAAACGCAGCATCATAAGTGTATCCAATTCCAGCGTAATTTCCTCTAAGTGGAGTACCGCCGTTTTTGTGTTGATTACCTAAAGTATTGTAAGAAGTACGCCTACAAGTTAATCCTTCAAACCAAGGGCGAGAAGCATAAAATGTTTCCCAAGCCTGAGCCGAACCACCAACTTCTGTACCATCTACATCTGTCTGAATTACATTTTCATCAACGCCAGTAATTATTTGAACTACTACATTGTTTTTATCTATTAACGCATAGTGTGCCATTATGACCAACTCACATTTCCGCTACCAGCAGTAAATCGTTTGTATGAAAAAGAACCGTCAGTACCAGTAGCATCAGCAGTTAAACCTGCACCAACAGTAATTGTGTAAGAA